CAGAATTTGAAGAATACGCTGACACTTTGGAAAATATCAATCCAGAGTTTGCTCGTAATCCTTTTGAAGAAACTGTGCGTAATTTAATTGCCAAGGGTGCAACTCCTGTAACTGAATTTAGTCACAATGGCCAAACATTAATTTTAGCCGATGTAATGTACGAAGCTGGATTAAAGTTTGAAGATTTCTTTAGTCTAACAGAAGAACAGAAAAAAGGTCTGTATTATTATGTTAACAAGCGTAAGAAAGCAGGCACAAGTAGACCAGCAAGCCATCCAGATGCTCCTAGTCCGCAAGACTGGAAGAACGCTGCCAAGACTGCTAAGAAAGAAGGGCATGACAACGATCCTTTACAAGCTCGGGCCGATTATGCTCAACAACACGGTCAAGGGCAAGTATATAAAAAGACCCACCCGGGGAATAAAACAGGTAGTACTAAATCTTATGCCTACGATATTAAACGTACAGGTCCTAAAGGCAAATTACCTGGCGAAGATGCTCTACCAGAACCCAAGAAGAAAGAAAAACCATTACCAGACACTGGTAATCCAATAGAAGATGTTAGAGAATATGTTGAAAGCTTCTTTGACTATACTACAGGCAAGTTTCCAAAAGGACCAACTGGTGTTATGATTGAAGTAGATAAAAAATTTGGTCCTGACGCAGTAAAAGTAGCAAAAAATCATATGAAAGAGCTAATGCAGGGTCAAGAACAGGTTGAAATTAAAGCGGAGAGTTCCGAATTAGCAACCGTTTTAAAATTATCAGGCTTGGCTAAAATAAATCAATAATTGCAACCTTTTAGGTTGCAATTATAAATACTTCAGCATATACTTCATCGTATGTGCTGATTTTATTTAGGCACTACCATAAGGCAAATATAAGGAGAAAACATTATGGCATCATTGGCTGAAATTCGTGCAAAACTAATGGCACAAGAAAACAAAGGTACAGGCAACAGTACATCAGGCGGCGATAAAGCAATCTATCCGTTCTGGAATATGGACGAAGGCAAAGAAGCAGTATTCCGCTTTCTTCCAGATGGCAATTCTGATAACACTTTTTTCTGGGTTGAGAGACTCATGATTAAGTTACCTTTCGCAGGTATTAAGGGCGAAGCAGATAGCCGTCCGGTACAGGTACAAGTACCTTGTATGGAAATGTATGGAGAAGCATGTCCAATCCTAAGCGAAGTTCGCGGTTGGTTTAAGGACAAGAGTCTTGAAGAGTTAGGTCGTAAGTATTGGAAGAAGCGTAGCTTTGTATTCCAGGGTTTTGTAGTTACTGATCCTCTAAAAGAAGAAAACACTCCAGAAAATCCTATCCGTAGATTTATTATTGGTCCTCAGATCTTCCAACTTATTCGTGGAGCCCTTATGGATCCCGAAATGGAAGACTTGCCTACTGACTTTGTGCATGGCGTTGACTTTAAACTTGCTAAGACTAGCAAGGGCGGTTACGCAGATTACAGCACCAGCAAGTGGAGCCGTAGAGAACGTGCATTAACAGATGAAGAACTGGCAGCAGTTAAGAACTTTGGTCTGTTTAATCTAGCAGACTTCCTTCCAAAGAAGCCCGGCGACGTTGAGCTTCGTGTAATCAAAGAGATGTTCCAAGCATCTGTTGATGGCGAAGCATTTGACAAAGAAGCTTGGGGTCAATACTTCAGACCCGCAGGTATGAGTGCATCTACTGGCGATCCTAATTCAGGAATCGTTGATGATGATGCCCCTGTTCGAGCAGCCCCTGCTCGTCAAGCAGTACAAGACGACGAAGATACCAAGCCGGCAGCAAAGGCCAGCGATTCAAAAGCCGAAGACATTTTGGCTATGATTCGCAATCGTCAAAAGCAGCAGTAATATATAATAGGGGGTGTAATGCCCCCTATTAGGCAAGGGAATCTCTATGGCAAAAAATAAGAAGGAGGAAGGTAATGGCTAATAAACCTTTTGATTTATCAAAATTTCGTAAAACATTAACAAAAAGTATTGAAGGACTAGGTGTAGGATTTAATGATCCCACAGATTGGGTAAGTACAGGCAATTATGCTCTAAACTATTTAATTAGTGGTGATTTTAACAAAGGTGTACCTCTTGGCAAGGTCACTGTATTTGCTGGCGAAAGTGGTGCCGGCAAGAGCTACATTTGTAGCGGTAACATTATCAAACATGCCCAGCAACAGGGTATCTTTGTAGTTTTAATTGACTCAGAAAATGCACTTGACAAAGAATGGTTAACTAACCTTGGTGTTGATACTAATGAAGACAAACTACTAAAGCTTAACATGGCCATGATTGACGATGTAGCAAAAACTATTTCGGAATTCATGAAAGAATATCGGGCTATGCCCGAAGATGCAAAACCAAAAGTTTTGTTTGTGATTGACAGCTTGGGTATGTTGCTAACACCAACTGATGTTGATCAGTTTGAAGCAGGCAATATGAAAGGTGATATGGGCCGTAAGCCTAAGGCATTGACTAGCCTTGTTCGTAATTGTGTTAATATGTTTGGCAGTCATAATGTTGGCTTAGTTGCTACTAATCATACATATGCATCACAAGACATGTTCGACCCCGATGACAAGATCAGTGGCGGTCAAGGTTTTATCTATGCATCAAGTATCGTTGTAGCTATGAAGAAGCTTAAGCTCAAAGAAGATGAAGATGGCAACAAGGTTAGTGATGTATTAGGTATTCGTTCAGCCTGTAAAATCATGAAAACACGCTATGCCAAGCCATTTGAATCTGTACAGGTTAAGATTCCTTATTCGACAGGTATGGATCCTTATAGTGGCTTGGTTGATATGTTTGAAAAACAAGGTCTGCTTGTACAACAGGGCAATCGTCTCCGCTTTACCGATTCTAAAGGTATTGAACACTTATATTATAGAAAAGAGTGGAGAGATGATAAATTAGATATGATAATGGCAGATTATGGAAATCATAATGTAGTAGCCGTTGAAACTAAGGAAGAGGAACCTGTAAATGACTGAAGATTTAATCATTGATATTTGGAATAGCTTAAAAGAGTATTTTGATAAAAAGCAAGTTGAAACTGCTGCAAGTAGATTTGTTGATACACTTGTTGATAATGGAGTCGATGACAGTGTTTTACGCAGTGCTATCGGCGGTGACGAATATTTAGACGAAGCTATTGAATATTACTTTGATGAATTCGAAGAAGAAGAAGCTGAGGACATTGAAGATAATTGGGATTACGACGAGGATTAATTGAACTGGTATACTAAAATATCAAAGGACGTATCTTATATTCCAGATGCTGTGGCATATTATGAATCCGAACTTTTAGCTGCAAAAATTGACTGCCGTATCGCCGGCAATATAGAAAAAGCTGCTGCTAATATGCCAGGTATTGTTGAGAATAGATTCAACCAATTGCAAGAAATTGAAGCTATTCTTGAGTATTTGAATATAGAACTACGTAGACTTAAAAGTCAATATTTTAGAAAATATCTCGAAAATTATCAACGAGCTCTTAGTAGTCGCGATTGCGAAAAATATGTAGAAGGTGAAGCAGACGTAGTTGATTATGAAAAAATTATCAACGAGTTTGCTTTACTTCGCAATAAATGGCTCGGAGTAATTAAATCTCTAGACATCAAGCAATGGCAATTGAGTAATGTAGTTAAACTACGTACTGCCGGAATGGAAGATGCTAGCTTATAAGATCTAACACATACTTTCTAGTGTGTTGATTTACGGCTCTTTCGGGATGCCAACCGATACCAGTTATTTTAAGCGTATCGTGGCGATATAGTTCAATAACTCCCTTGTCATCTACTAGGACTGCATGACATCTTGGGGCAAGGCTATCAATAGTGATAGTATGATGGCAGGTCACTTGAAATGGCTTTAGATTAACTGCTACATTGTCATAGGGTGTGTCCATTAACTTATGTGTACCGCCTAGTACATGATTAATAAAATGACTGCCCCTACAAATGCCTGCCAAAGGCACAGCGTTTTTAATACAATTCTTAATTAACTGTGTTTCAAACTTGTCACGCTGTGGATAATTATTATCACGCCATGTCTTAATATCTGGCATGTCATTTCCACCACATAGTATGACAAGATCGTAATCTCTAACATCATATTCACTATGGCAAATTAAAGGGCAAATTTCATGCCCTTCTAAAAATTCATACCATTCATGATTGATAGCAGAGTGCCACGTATTACGAAGCACTCTGGTAACTTCTAAACTTAAACCAATTTTCATTCAGGCTTTATCCTTTGAGCAATTGGTTGCCAAACTTTTCTTAAAGCTACCATACCGTTTCTAAGACCTTGCTCAGTTTGCCATTCTGGTGTAGCAAACATAAAGTTTTCTTTGAATTTTTCCTGCACTTCCGGATGCTTAATTGCTGCATTAAACTGGTCTCTATACCATTTTGCAATAGCGGGATCTGTGCCGGGAGGTAGTACAATATTCCAACAACCATGTATACTTAGCCCAGGAACAAAATCCTTAAGTAAAGTAGTTTTCTCTATACCTGCCAACGGTTCGTCATTTGCAATAGCGATAAGTTTTAATCTTCCTGCCTGCACATGTGGATAGCCTACTGTTACAGGCGTTACTCCAAATTCAACGTGGCCGCCTATTACGTCTAATAAAGCTTGAGCTGGACCTTTATACATAGGTGTTTCTACAAGGTCACCGCCTGGTACTTTTAGATTTGTTGTAAGATATTCTACAGCAAGTTTATGTCCTGCACCACCAATAGCAACGGTTACGGGTCGTTCTTTCTTTTTAATAACCTCTACGAATTCCTTGGCAGTGTTAACTTTACTACTCGGATGTGCCCATACTGCTAACGGACTACGGGCAATATGAGTAACAGGTACAGCCTGCATCATATCATAACGCATAATTTGCTTATACCAAATTTCGGGCGTTACCCAAGCACTCTGACAAGCAGGTACAGAAAGTGTCATGCCGTCGGGGGCAACTTTACTAAAGAAATGATTCATAGCAAGGTTACCGTCTGCACCCCCCATATGTAAAGGTTGAAATCTTAAACCGGGGTTATTACGCATTACAATATTAGCTAAAAAGTTAAAACTAATTTCGTTGCCGGCACCCGGTCCATTTGGATATAAAACTGTGACAGTGCCTTTTGGCTCAAATGCAAATACTGTTGTTGCAAAAAACGTTAATAGAATAGCAATATATTTTTTCATGTGATCCTCATTGATAATTGGGGCCGAAGCCCCTCTGTGTATTAGTGTACGTATGCTTCTTCAAAAATTTTGCGAGCTTCTTCTGTAGG